GCCTTTGCCTCCAAAGTTCCACCCTTTTATCCAAGTCCCGGGCTACGAATATTACCGCAAGAAGACCAGAGAATACTTCGGGGAATCATTCGACTTCCCAGTATTCACAACCTTCTTGAACTTAAGCGACTACTTCGGCTGCTCTTTCCAAGAACTAGCCAAGGCTCTTTGCCTCCAACGAGGCATAATGCAGATCCATGATAAGGCCAAGATTCAGGGTCAGCCCTTCTACCGAGCAGAGATTCTGGCTGCCTTTACACAGAGCGTAGGACCAGACTATGCTTTCAACGAGAGAAACAAGTTGATAAGTGTCTCTGGATAGAGAGCAACGAAGAAGAGAAGCAGCACTTCAATACTTGGGACCCACTAAAGTGAACATGCTAGTGGCCGCCCTACGCACCTCCCAGGCACCCCCCCGGATCAGCCTCCCCTCAGCGGCCCCCAGGAAGCCCCAGGTCAGCCTCCCAGCGGTCAGCCTCCCTGAGCGCCGTGGCCGGCTCACACGGCCCCTACGCCCTTCACTTTCAGCAAACACGAACAACGAAACTGTGTGGCCCAAGTATTGGTACGAGCCCACAAACGTCCGAAGGATTCTCGAGTAATGCCTACAGACATTTACAGGGAAACCATTCGCAGGATTGAGATCTACTGGCACGCAAACAACCGTGTCCCGACACAAAGCCTCTTAGCCCAAGAAATGAACCTCAGCGAAGAAGAGATAGATGACATCTTCGCCCACCCCGATTTCATCCGGCTTCTCCAGAAGTCCTACTACTGGGAAGCATACCAGCGAAGCGACAGTGATCTAACGAGCCAACAGCTTTTAACTCTCAACGTCCTGGCAAACCAGTACGACAAACGCTCTCATACCCAGAAGTTCAGGGACCTGAAGATAACGCCCCAGCAGTTCAATCGCTGGATGCAAGAGCCGGCTTTCAGTCGAGCCCTTAATGAGCGAATCCAGAAGAACTTCCATGATGACGGCTGGAAGGTACTTCAATCAATCCTTCAAACCGCGTCTAGCGGTGACACTAATGCGGCCAAGTTCTACATGGAACTCACAGGTCGGTATACACCGACTAACCGCACCCAATCAGTCAATGTTTCCCTAAAAGCAGTAGACCTTCTAGTAGAAGTGCTGACTCGCCATCTCGGGGCTCTACCCAACGGGGCAGCCCTTCTCGACGCAATTGGAGCGGACTTCCAGCGCGTTCTCTCGGGAGAAGCGCCAGCGACAATAAGCCCTGTCCTTAAAACAGACCTTCTGGATGAGTATCAACAACCCCAATTCGAGCTACCGACAAAGCAACAGAAGTCCCTCGACTTCCGAGAAACAATACAACAGCTTGATATCTTGGAGGACTTTTGAGTGACGCATTTGCACTCGCACTCTCGGAACGCCTACGAGGCGCTAGCCGAAGGCCGAGCATCTATGCTTACCATCCACACGATAAGCAGGATGAGTTTCACGCTAGCGGAGCGAAAGGGACTGTCTTTATCGGAGGCAACCGCTCGGGTAAGACAGTTGCTGGATGCGTGGAAACTGTCCGAGCCGCAACCGGACAAGATCCCTATAGGAAGTATCCAGAGCCCCCACTTCGACTCCGAATTTGTACAGTCGATCTCAAACAAGGAATCGAGAAGATCATACTTCCCGAACTCCACCGATGGGTGCCGCCAAGTTCCCTAATCAACGGCTCTTGGGAAGACAGTTGGGACAAAACCCACTTCACCCTAACGCTTAGCAATGAATCATTTATAGAACTCTTGACCTACGAACAAGACGTCGAGAAGCACGCCGGTACTTCCAGACACGCAGTCTGGTTTGACGAAGAGCCACCCGAAGGCGTCTTTAACGAAGACATAACCCGACTCATTGACACCGGAGGTACTTGGCGGATCACAATGACCCCCGTCGAGGGTCTAGAATGGATCTTCCAACTATACAATGAGATTGAGGTGGAGGGTAATCCAGCAAACAAGAACGTCAAGTTCATCCAGGTCGACTCATACGAGAACCCGCACATAAGCCCTGACGAGATAGACGCCCTCTTCATTAATCTAGACGAAGACAAGAAAAGAGCTAGAACACGGGGTATGTTCGAAGCTCTAGGCGGAAAGATCTACCCCCACTTCAGTGATCGCAACATTCTAGACATGACGAACTTCCAGCCCCCTAGGGAATGGGTTCGTATGGAAGGGATGGATTCGGGCTGGAGAGTACCAACAGCATGGCTTTGGGCCGTCATTGACCCAATCGAGAACTGTATCTACATCATTGACGAATACTACGAATCCGGCAGGACCGTCAGTCAGCACGTCCCTTACATAATCCAGCGCTCCCGCCTTTATGGACAGCCACTCTATCGAGTCGGTGATCCAGCAATCAAACAAGCGGGGCCACAAACAGGGACGTCCGTACAGTACGAATACAGTAAAGGCGGCATCTTTCTCTGTCTAGGCAATAATGACGTCAAGGTCGGCATCGACCGCGTCTCGACCCTTTTCGGGTCTAACCCGAAAGATCTACCGCGTCTCTACATCGGTAGTCATTGCAAGAACTTGATCTCTGAGATCCGGAAGTATCGCTGGGCCAGCTATTCGCTGAAGAAAATGGAGGCGACTAGAAACAAGAAGGAAGAGCCAGTAAAGAAGGACGACCACGCAGTAGACGCATTGCGGTACCTCGTTACAGCATGGTTCGACTGGGGTACTAATCCACCGGAAGAAGCCTTCCGTCTACATCTCGGCCCGAAAGCCATTCCACAAAGCGGTCTCATTACAGCCGAAGGTTGGGAAGAAACAATGGCGGACAGTGAGGGCTCGCCACTCGGCTCATACTACTAGATCCCTCCAAAGAGTTGAGTCGTCTACTTCCCACCCTATCCTCTCCTGTAGAAATCACCACTTAAGGTTCCGGTTTTCCGCCCTAATTCTAGACACAAACAGGGAGTTTGAATGTCGCGCTTCACTTTCGTAAAGACAGTCCAGTTTCTTCCCGGGTCATGTATGCTATGTGGGAAAGGAACTGATGCAGTCGGATTTGTAGATACGGGCCATACGATTGATGGCTACGGACAGTGCGCTATCTGCTATCGTTGCGTTCAGGGCCTAAACGCTGCATTCAACCTTGATGCTATGGCCCGCCCACTCATAACTGAAGCAGCGCTAAGCGCTGTAGGCAGTTTGTCTCAAGCCGTCCAAGAACTGAAGGAACAGCATGATACTAGCGTTGATCGTCTCGCTGACTATGTCCACGGTCTTGATAATCACTTTGCTCGTTGTGCTGAGGTACTCAACAAAGAGTTTGACCTCCGTGTTCGACAGGGCCGAATCCCGACAGATCAAACTGATCGAGATTCAGAACGAGACAATGAATCAATTGCTGGAAGCAACGAAGAGCGAGAGGACGGAACTACTCAACCGCCTCGCAAGCACAAACTGGGGAGTAGCGTCGCTTCCAACTTCGACGTACTTGATGCCTGAACCCGACGAACCTTTGGAGGGGGATGGTGAAATCTTCGACTACCTAGCAGTAGGCGATGCAGAAGATTGGGCCAAGCTTGGTTTGGCCGATCCTACACTCCCAGAGGGAGTTATTGAATGACAATGACCGAAGAGTCCAATGCGGACACTGGCCAAGTAGAGACGTATGAACAATTTCAGCTGCCTTCGGATGCTCTTGATTGGTGCAAGCGCCAAGTCGCCAAAGCCAAGAATGACCGAATCCCTTTCGAGCGGCAATGGTACATCAATCTCGCATTCTTCGCAGGACGTCAGTGGATCGAGTGGACTGGAAACTCCAGCAACTTCGACTTCGCTCGACTGCATGAGCCTCCTAAGCGGAAGCACAATGCGAGACTAACCAGCAATAAGATTCGGACCCGGATGCTTCGGACGATTTCGAAGCTCAATCAAGAACGTCCCCGCTCTTTCGTTCAGCCTTCAACCAGTGATGATGACGATATCGCCGGAAGTCGTGCAGCAGAGAAGATTCACGAATGGGTTACAACCGAGCAGGTTGAACTCGATTCCGTCATGCAGCAGGTCGATTTCTGGACTGTAATGTGTGGAACAGGATTCGTGAAGGACTATTGGAACAACGACACTCCGGACGCCACAGGGCAACCCGGACGTATCGAAATTGATTCCATGTCCCCCTTCCATGTATTCGTCCCTGACCTAGAGGTTCAAGATCTTGAGAAGCAGCCGTGGGTTGCACATGTCTGTTCCAAGGGCGTCGAAGAGATCAAGAACATCTATGGCGTGGTACTGGAAGCTACTGTTTCTGGTGGCTCTGGCTCAGTCCTTAATGACAAGTTCCTACATTCTGTGGGCATCAACAGTAATACTGCTAAGGACGCAGTTATTTACTACGAGATGTACATCAAGCCTCAAGGACCTAACGGACGTTTTCCAGACGGGATTCTGATCTGTTGGGCGAATGACACTATTCTCCAGATCATTCCGGGGAAGGGTGAAGAGCCTAAAGACGAACTTGGAGAGCCCGCTACTGATGAGGCCGGCAATCCCATCAAGATCACTTCGCCTTTCATCAATGGGCAAGAGTATCCCATAACGAGAAGGATTCACTACCCTTCAGGGAAGTTCTACGGCGATAGCCCGGTTACGGACATGATTAGTCTCCAACAGGAGTACAATCGTGCCCGGTCGCAAATGATCGAGAACAGAAACCTCATGAGCAATCCGC